ACCTTTTTGTTCTAACAACATAGTTTCAGCAATAAAACTTGGTATCGGTGTCCAGTATCCTAAAAAAGATGTATTCTCAAAACAATAACCACTTCTATAAATCTCATGGTTTATTCTCGAATCTAATGCTACAAGTATGTCAGGTGTATAATCTCTATAGATTGCATTACAGCCAACTACTTTACCATACTTTTTGTATTGTTCAATGTCAATTCCTTTTCTTGAATTACCATTACCAAAACAAAAATGTATCATTATATAATCTCCTTTATAGTGCCTGTTTCTGTTGCAAGGTACAGGCAAACCCCTAACAGCCTAGGCTGCTAATGCATACTCATTAAAGTTTGCGTTTGTAATAGTTTAAAGTCTTTGGACTATCCTCTCCAGTACAATTTCTAATAGCTGTCGATCCTATTTCGCCCCCTTAAAGGTCTATCTAGGATTTGGTGGAGGCGCTGGGTATTGCACCCAGGTCCATACTACTTACTCTCATTACCTTCATCAAGAATCCTTTTTAAATCAGGAAAAAACTCCCAATTAACTCCGTAACCTAATATACAAGTTTCAAATGTACTAGGTATGGTCATCATTAATGTTCCTTTATTCCATTGCTCATTATAAGTAAATGTTAATACACCTATAACTGGTTTAGTTAAATCACCAGCACTTCTCACCTCTGCACCTGCTATTGGCACTTCGCCAAATATTTCAAATGCTGTTTGAAATACAAATGAAGTATCCCCACAATATAGTGGGACAGGTTTAGGTATTAATTGTGTTAAATCATAATTTGGTTTTTCTTCTGCTTGTAGTGAATTAAATACTGTATATACTATTCCTATAAATGTAAACCATATAAATAATTCTTTAAATATTTGCTTCATTGTCTTTGTAAAATTCCTCTATTGCTGGTTTCAGCAAAGGTAAATAATCTTTCTTATCTTTTATAAAAGTTTGAACCGCACCATCTTCGGTCACTATGAGGATTACAACTTGATTAATCTCTTGGTTAAATCTTTCTTCATACATCTCACAATAAGCAGAGCCTTGAATAAAATAGTTCTCTACCCATTCTTCTTTCTTTTCTCTTGTAGATGTCTTAAAATCTATTACTGATAATTTGCCTTTATATTCTGCTATACAATCGACTCTTCCTGCGATACCCCATTTATCACTATATAAGCCGCCCTCTTGTAATACTATATTATTTATATCATCTAGTTCAGATTTTAGTATAGTAAATAGGGCTAAAGGTAAAACATCTTGTTTAGATAGTTCACTATTGTTTAAGTAATCTTCGACTAACTGGTGAACTGCTGTGCCTCTTTTAGCTGCACTTCTCATTATATTATTCGCTACATCATCACCAACAGACTTACGCCACCTGTTGATACCTTCTTTACTTCGACCTGATAGTACAGTAGTAATTGATGGATATTTTTTACCCTCTGGTGTAACATAAAAGCGTTTGCCTTTAATTGTTTCAGTATTTATTTCGGGAAGTAGTTTTGTAGAGGGTGTATGTATAAAAGATTTCATATCATACCTCTCTTTCATAAAGGCATTTAATTTGTTCATAGTCTTTAGTATAACATATTATCTAGTCGTTGTCAAGCGTTTTCTCTATTGTATATTCATCATTAGTAATATCTAAAATTTTAATTGATTCATATTTGCCTGGTATTTTTTCTGTTATATTACCCTCAGCATCTTTGTATCCTATAACCAAATCTTTTTTGATCTCATCCCAATCAGATGCCGCATAAACATCAGCTTCTATTTTTATTCGGTATAATTTCATTATTACCCTCTAGTTATTGCTATAATTTTTTTAACTTGTTGCTCTATGACTTCTGCTCTGTTAGGCCAATGTATGTATGCCTCTGGAGACTTTGCTAATTTGATGAGCAGTGGAATGATTAACTTTTCTAAACTTGTAAATTTCTCTTTCATATCTTTGCCAAGTGTATCTTTTCGTAAATCGTACTCATCATCCATATGTTTTTTGGCAATATCTAGTTCTACTTCATTCTTTTCTTTGATTTCATTTTTAGTAGAATTAATTAGTGAATGAATTTTATCTAACTTACTCTCTAATCTATTCACAATCTCTCCTGAAACTGCTTTACCAACACTCTCGGATGTTTGTTTAACTACTGCCTCTGTTGCTTTTGAATCTGATACTGACTTGTCTGATGGTTTTTCAGAAACACCTGTAAACCCCCAATCGCCGCCTGTATCAAAACCGTCTAGAAAATCAAAATCTGCCATACTACTATTTATCTACCTCCACCTTTCAATATTCTGTTTTTGTGTTTTTTTCTCATATTAGAAATTTGTACTTCTTTTACTGATTTTTTGCCATATTGATTTGCAAGGTGACTATCAGGATGGGCTTCAGAAATTTTAGATAATGTTTCTTTCCAACCGTTGTCAGTTTTACCATCAAGCGTTCCTATACTTGATACAATATTCATTTGTGTTGGTGGTAATAATTCGATATGTTTCTTTTTAATAAACTTTTCCATCTCAGATATAAGCATTAAATCTTCCCATATCTTATTTGTTTTGTGGTCTTTAAATCTATATGTTGGCATTTATTCCCTCACTATACCATTCAGGTATACTTGTTTTCCATGTGGCAAAACTATTCTTATATTTGATATAGTAATCTCTATAAGCAGTAATACTATCTTCGTTCTTTACATCATCAGGCATTGCCTGTGTTGGTTGCTGAAAAGGAATATTTAGGGGTATATTTTTAGGTGAATTTCTCAACAAGTCTTTTAATACTACATATGATTTATGTTCTTTATTAGAACCATATCGTATTTTAAATTCTTCATGTAAGCAAGACCACATCTGATATAACCATTGATAGTTGTAGGCGTTATCTCTAACCCATACAGCACTTGGGTGATTTATATGACAAGCTTTGTAAATTGTAGCTTCTTCGTTACTATTCTCTAATCTGAATCTAGTTACTTTTCTACCTGTTTTTGATTTTGCTATATACTTAATGCCATCAAGCATTCTATGAGCAGTTGACATCAGTTGAGCATACTCGATAAGCATTTTAACCACGTGTTTATCTAAATGCATTTCAGCACAAATCTTGGGATCTTTATGTAAATAAAATATATTCATTACGCTATTATAACACCATTTGAGTCTTTTGTCAAGTACTTTGATTGAAGTTTCATTAATTCATGTAACTTATCTTCCCACAATCTTCTAAAATCAGGATTTGTGGCACTTTGAAATGCATTATATAATACCATTACTCTTTTCCAATACAATTCTTCACTATAGTTCATATACACCTCTTATGTTATATTTAATTAATGTTGCGACTAGGTCTGTATAGTTCGGTCTACTAGCATACTTTGTTAATGTGTGTGCTAAATCTAATCCATTTGGTGTTTCACCATGTTCTAATATCTTTGCTCTCACTTCTCTAAATTCTTCATAAGCAAACACTTCGTTTATTATTTTAATGTAATGAGCAACACTATCACATTTGGTTTTAAATACTTTCACACCCCAACCTGGCCACTTTGTCCACGGTATAGGTAATAGATATGGTTCATCTTTATTCCATGTTCTAATACCAAATAAATTATTTGCCTCGTTAGCAAATCTACTTGTTCCCCAACCAGTTTCTAATGCTGCCTGTGCAATTATTAGTTCTCTAGGAATTTGTTTTTCTCTAGGTACATCTGTGTATAGATGAGTAATACATTCATTTAGTGAATATACAAAATCATCTTTGTTATCTGTTGCAACAACTGGTATAATAGAATATTCTTTCTCAATCATTCCCACATCAGAATTTTCTGGTGGCTGTGTTAGTTCATTAAACTCTGGGCAACCATCATCAGTACACGGTGCTGGTTGACAAGCATAAACAAAAAAGTATATGCCTGAAATTGCTAGTAGGTAAGAAATGTATTTCATAGTAGTTTCCTCAACTCTCTTTTCGTAGCATAGTCTTTATGTAGTTTACAAGTAAACCATCTAAACTTTGGTTGTGGTAGAGCAGGACCTTCTATCTCTAACTCGTTTGTTGTTTCTGCATAGATTAACTTTTTCAGAAACAAAGAAAGGGCAGCGTCATACTCTTTACAAGGTTTGTATTCTGCCTTAACTCTTTTAGGTGTTTCGTAGATACCCTTACGGCTTTCTACAATTGCTTTGATTATTTTTTTTTCGTATCTATTTAATTTCATTTATTGCCTTTTCATATGATGAACCTTGACCGACTAATACGCCGGTTTCAAGTCCTGTTAATCTAGTTTTTGTTTTTGCTATTCTTATATCTTCAGAGGTTATGTTTTCAAAAGCAGGTAAGTCTTGTTCTTCAACTGGAAAAACATTTTCTTCTCTTAACTCAGGTTTTAAAAACATATAATACTGAAATAATAATTCTTGGGTAGCAAACCATGTAACACCTTGAATTTCTAAAATTTCTGGTCTATCAGAATCTTTAATTGAGATCACACAATAATATTTATTCATTAAATAAATGGGAGAAAAGATACTCCCCCTCCGCATGAGTTCATTAAGATTAGTAATAGTAAAATGATTACAATTAATTTAAACATTAAGCAGCCCTCATTGTTGACATTTGAACACGGTATCTAGGACCGTTAATAACTTGAACTACTGCTCTAGTACGAGCAATTTTTTCAATGTGTCCAGTCATGTTACTAAATGTAACTTTTTGTCCAACAGTAAATGTTGACCCAGCATTCATTGCCAGGATTTGTCTTTGAGTTTTAATCATGCCGATTACAGCATTTAAATCCTCGTTTGTGCAATTTTCTATTCTTGCTTGAATTTCTAGTATTGGTCGTTTCATAATGTATCCTTTTATTTATTATTATTCTTATACTATACACTAAAACAGGACAAATGTCAAGGAAATAATGAATTTAAAAGTGTTATATTTCAATAACTTACAAATTAGTTTAAATAAAAAAACCCTTATAAATCAACAACTTATATATGACAATAATCGTTGAAAAACAAGGGTTTTTGATAGGGGGCTCTAGATTTATTACGGCAATAACCCCTATTTCTTATACTGGATATGATGGTTTCTTTTCTTTTTTCATAAAATTATCATCCCAACCAAATGCTTCTTTCACCAGGTTAGCGGTAAATCCTTTATATACATTATTCACTTTTTTATTGACAACTGTAATCAAAAATTCTGCTTCTTCAGCAGATAATCCTTCTAGTATTTGTATAAAAACTGTTTCTCTTTTTGTATTTGATAGTGAGTTATCACCACCTTTTATAAAAAGATACAATCTTTTTGCTTCTCTAGATAATAGTGTATGGTCTGTACCTAGTGGTGCATCATTAACTTTGTATGGTATTTCTTCACCTGTTGGTAATGACCATTCTACTTTAGGATCAAATGCACCTTTTAGTACTTGTCTTAAAGGTACTGAATTATTATCTCTTAATACTTGCAGTTTTCTAGGTTTATCTTTTGCATTATTTACTTTCATAGCAATCTCACTCATCAATGGAGGTAGAGCTCTACCTGATTCAACTAGTGTTCTCATTCCTTTTCTTGTTGCTAATGCTGGGTGTGATTGTGTAGGTTCTGTTCCCCTACTATCGCTTTGTATTGAGCCGTCTGCATTTCTTCTTATTATAGCCATTGTTATTTCTCCTTAACAGTTCTTTCAAAGTTAAAATTCATCTATAACTTCGATTAAAGTTTTAAGTTTCTTTGTTATAAAGTAGTTCAGTATTTTATCTCTACTTGCCACTTTAACATCATTAAACTCATTAATTATCTTTGCCTCTAGTTCAGGCGGTATACAACTTAAATCAATTAATTGTCGATTTCGATTGTAATTCTTTTGTTCTTCTTCAGTAAATGTCATAATCATTTCATTTACCCAAGCTTCAATTTTCTTTTTACTTAAAGGTCTTTGTCGTCTCCCTTCTTCAACAAACACATTATCATCTGATAATACATTAGGCACACCATCACTTCGGTCACCTTTTAATATATGTTCTTTAATATATATACTTGGTGTTTCACCTGTGCCTACAAATTTAGATAGTACAGGATTATATTGTCTAACATTAGAATTGTGTAATTGTATAAAGTCTTTGTCACCAGATAGTATCAGTACCTTTTTAGCATGATTAGGACCTGTTCGTCTTTGTAATCTATTGACAAGTGTAGCAATAATATCATCGGCTTCTGCTGTTTCTATTTCAATAACTTTGTAAGGCAAGAAGTTTTTAATCTCATCTTTGATATTATGCAATATAGTAAATATAGCATCCCAATCGTGTTCTGATTTTGCTCTATTTGCTTTTCTACCTGCTTTGTAATTAGGAAACACTTCTCGTCTCCATACATTCTTACTATCACAAGCGATTATCATTTCGCCGTATTCTTTTCTAAATTTTTTATTGTGGCCTCGGAGAGAGTTTAGAACCATATGTCGGACTAAATCTTCACTTAAAGTCATACTATCTCTACTGAGCGTAACCATAAGGTTTGAAATCATTATTTGGTTTATATCAACTATTATCATATATCTTATTATATCACACTTCTTAATAAATGTAAAGCACTTATTCTAGGTCAAATTCAAAGTCAACATCTACTGTTTTCTCTTGTTTTTCTTCTGGTTTTGGGGGCACCACAACTGCTTTAACAGTTTTGATGATTCTATTGTAGTGAATTTCAGTAAGTTTCTTACCATCTGGTGTTGTAAGAATATTAACAAGTGTATCTGTAATCTTTTGCAATGGGTGGGGTTTATTAAAATCTCTTTTCAATAAACTTTTGATTGATTCTATAGTGATTGCTAAATCTCTTAAAAATATATCATCATTAATATCTACCACATTGTCTTTAAGAACCTCTAATACGTCTAAGCTTAATTGTTCTGTCAACTGCTCAATGAATTGTTCTTCTTTGAAGTGTTGTTTTTGTTCGTCAGAAATTGTTACCTCTGGCACAGTTCGTTTAACTCTATGCATTGGGAATTGTAATATTTTTCCCATTTTTATCTTCTTCTTTTTTTTGATAGTTCTCGCTTGATCCATGATATTGCCTGATATGATGTTGGTTTTCTGTTAACCATTCTTCGTATTGCTTTATGAACAGAAGGGTTAACATCTTCTGCTACTTTGTTATTATCAATAATAACAAAATTACTTTGACCAAACATTCTTTGTAATAAACCTACATTCTTTTGTACTTGTTTATGATTTTGTATTACAATGGCGTCTGGTACTTTTCTTGCTCTCATTTGATTTCTTTTAAGAGCAACTTCTAAACTTGTATTGACAAATACCATGTAGGTATCGTAGCCAATATATTTCATTTTACTTGCTTCTGATTCTATTCTTGAAATATCTCTTGCTGTGCTATCTAATATAAGACCTAAACGACCTTCTAATGCAAGTTTTAACTGAACACCAGTTCTTGCTTTTGCCTTTGTTCTTATAGCATCACGCCTTGCAATTTCTTTTTCATCAGTTGTTGCCATGTTTAAAGACATACTTTCTTTATCTAAAGCACGAGCAAATGAGTTATCACTATTAATAACTTTTAATCCTATACCTGATAATGTTCTTTCTGAAACCCAAGACTTACCTGAACCAGGACCACCTGCAAGGAAAAATGCTTTGAATATATTGGGGTCATAAACACCCTCGGTTATGTATTGTTTAAAATCTCTCATATACTAAATGATGTTCCGCAACCACATTGTGATTTTGCTTTTGGGTTATTAAATGTAAAGAAACTACCAAATGTTTCGCTGTTATAATCTATTTCTATACCTGTTAGATATAGTTCATTTGTTCTGTGTACTAATAATCTATTGTCTATTACATGGTCATCTGTATCTTGTTCATCTTCAAATGTCCATTCGTATTCAAACCCAGCACACCCACCACCTTTCACCTGTAATCGAACATACTTTTTATCATGTTCTTTTAGCAAGTTCCCAATGTGTGTATATGCATTGTCTGATATTGTTAAATCCATACTACTATTTATATACCTGCTGGCGCTATAACTTTCCACTTTGTCAACTTACTTTCATTTGGTCCGTAGTACATACCATCCCAATCACCTGTGCGAATATATCGTTTGATTATGCGAATATAAGCCTGAGCATCTATTCTTGTTCTCATAGCCTCATCTTTCTTTTTGTTACTCATTTCTGCTGTCTTTGATCGTTCAGTTTGTCCTGCTGCTTTTGCAATATCTTCTTGATTTTCAATCCACTTTTTAAGATTTATATAAGACCACTCGTGGTCATCATCTAGTTCTAATATTGATGGATGTACACCTGTCATTTTAGCAGGTTTCTTTCTAGACCGCAATTCTGCCATTCGTTCTATATCTTTTTGTTTCTTTTCATCTATCACAGATAACCCAAAGAAATAATTGTATCAGTATTTATTTGCCAACAAGATTTTGTTTCACAATCTTTTACACCAATATAAGTTCCACTACCCATATCATTCTTCTTATCAAGCTTAAATATTCCCATAATGACTTCGCCGTTTTGTATAAACTCAATCATAGTTTTTCTTTTTAAATCGTGTCTTATAGCACTACCTCTATGTGTTTGTGATACTATGTTCATTATATAATCTCTCCTTTAAAGTTAATTTTACCTTGTTCCATAAAGTACTCGGTAAGTTCGTTGTAACCACCTATATGTTTCCCATCAATAGTTATCTGTGGTATTGTTCTTACTTGTTTGCCTAGTTCTTCAAACAGTTCAGGTAGTGATATATCTTTTGTCACCACCTTTTCTGTATATTTAGAACCAAGGCGTGTTAATAACGCCTTGGCTTTATCACAATAAACACAGGCAGGTTTACTATAAACTATTATTGTCATAAGTCTATTCTTCAACTACTGTAACAGGTTCAACAGGTACAGCAATTAAACTTTCAGTAGCATCTTTTGCTAGTTTATTAACGTCTATATCAGACTCTGCATTATCAACAATGTATTCTGCCAATCTGTTGTAGTCGCCGATACCCATTTTGAGTCCTATATATACTCGATAAGTACCTTGTGGTGTTTCAAATACACCTTTGTGCCATTCTTCATAACCAGTAACCTTTGTGTCTTTGATTATGTTGACAATAGTCTGGTCAATTTTAGAAGCAACTTTTTTGTTACCTTCTTTGCCATCCTCTGTCATAAAGTAATTAGCTCGTTTGTTTAACTCACCCTCTAATTGGTCAGCAAGACTTGCTTTTGCAATTAGTATTGCTTTATCCATAGCCATTTGTAAGTCAGGACTTTCGCCAGAACCCACGGCATAGATGAAGTTTTCAGCATCACGGTTTGTGATTAAACCTTTGTCAACTTGAGCGTCAATGTACCATTGTGGTACTTTGTTTAGAATAGCACCCTCTGTACTACCCTCTTGTTTAACTTTATAGGTTTTGTTTGTACTCGACTTACCTGTCATTGTTTTGGAACAATTAGTAAGTGTTAAACCTAGTAAAGCAATTAATATAATTTTAATCATGTGTTTTACTCCTTCACTTCTTCCATTATATTTGATGTAATCTTTAATACCTTATTAAGATTAACTTTGTCCTTAAATGATCCCCAATGTACCGTAAGGACAACGGCACAAGTAATAATAACTATTAATTTGGTCATCATT